CACCACCAGTAAATAATAATGTCGCTGCATCGCCACCCCCACCAGAAGCAAATTTGGATAGTTCCGCAGCTACAGACAATTCAAAAATGTCTGATGGTTCCGCAACCCCTGTAACAACTACTCCATCATCCACACCACCCGCTCCAGTGACCTCTACTAGCCCTTTTGGTAGAATCACCTTATATGGGTATGAAAAGAAAGGACAAGCTGATTACGACACAAATTCTGCAAACGGAATAGGTATACAAAATATAAAATTAGTTCCCAATACAAGTTTCGCAGTTTCACCAGATATAGAATCATTATTTAGAGCAAACGGAATTGCACCAAAAGATACCGTTCAATTATCTTTGGGAAATGGAAATATAATATCAGGAACTTGGGATGATCGAACAGCAAAGAATTTATCTGGAAGATTTGATATTTATAGTCCATCAAAAGACTATCCACACATAGATCAACCAGTAATGGGATTTGGGAAAGGGGATGGTGCTATGGTAACATCCTCTGCACAAGTAATGACAACTACTGATGTTGCTCCTGCTCCTTATGACACAACAAACGTACCAAAAGGGGTATTTTGTATTCCTGCAATTGGTGCTTTATTATGGTGTTTCTTTAGAGAAGGAAACCCACTATTTCCAGTTTATTTTGCCGCATCATATAGAAGTTCAGAATGGAGTGGTGCATACAAATCAGCTAGTCCTGGAATTGGGTTTGATCCTTCTTTAATGGGGAATGATACCATAAACAAAACTAGTTTATTACCAAACAAAGGTGGTGGTATAATTTCAACTGAAGGAAAGGATTTACATGAAGTGTCATTAGTTTCATTTGCTGGAAGTCATTTAAAATTTAGCGAAAACCATACTATGTTATATGCTGCTGATGATTTTCATGCACAAACTGATGGTAATATATTCAATATTGGATTATTAAACAGAGAAACACACACTAAAGGAATTGATAATACTGTAATAAATGGAGATTGTTATATAAAAGTTGGAAATGTGACGGATTCTAGTGTCCATGATGCAATAAATACAATTGAAACATTAATAGGAGAAATAAACAACGAAATGTTGAAACCATAACATGAGCAATAAAAGAACCATACCATGTCCAAGTTGTAGCGGGAAAATTTTAGAAAACAAAAAAGAAAAATCTTTTTTAGAAATGATGAAAGGTGCAATAAAATCTCCTGTATTGCTTCTTAAACTCGTTATTACCCCACCTAGACAATCCAATATAATAGATAAAAAGACTATTTATAAAGGTGCTTGCCCTGATTGTGGAGGAACGGGAACTTTTATCGATCCTACGGACACTAACCAGCAAGAACAAAAAGCAGTAGAAGTTGCACAAAAAAATGCGTCTGCTGTAATGGACGCTGAAGCAAAATTAAATACAGGAGGATTTACCAATTCAAGACATATATCAGTTTTAGGAAATCAGGTTGTAGAAATTGGTGTAGGATTCAATAAATTAAAATCATATGCTGTAGTTGAAGGCGCAAAACCAGTAAAAGCTAAAATTAATATTGGATCAGGAGGAACGACAGGAGGAACAGCAAAAACAAACCAAATAAATGCGACGAATCCTTTAGCAACTCCGGGTGGACAATACTATATAAAATGTAGTAATAAGTTTACTCTTGTTGCTGGTGCTCAAGGAATAGAATTGAATACATCCGGCAATTTAAACATTGCTGGAGGTATAACAAAAATTACTGGTGCTGAAATGAACATCGGATCAAGTATAGGAACAACAACTATAGAAGGAAACCATTTAAAATTAACTGGAAAAACTATAGAATTAACTCCTGCAAATGGAAGTTCTACTGGTCAAGTGCAAGTAAATGCAACATTAGGTGTTGATGGTAATATGATAGTATCTGGTGGAGCACATATTGATGGAGAATTACATTTCATTTCTGCTACTACTACAAGACTCGACCCAAAACCTACTAGCTTTGGTGCATTGCCATTTGAAACTACTGGAAAAGCACAATGGGGAGGAACACCAAAAGAAGCATCTAAATCTGCTATAAAAGATTTACAAACAGTGGTAAAAGAATTTATCAAAGACCCTAGTATGTTTATGTCAACTCCAAGAGGAGCAAATATGTTAGCAGAAAGGATGTCGCATATTGCATACACACTATCATCTCCAGTTCCAGTGGGATATGTCGGATCAGGAATTTATGGCAATTCTACTGTGTATGTTTATCCACATCATCACACAATGCCAGAAACCGCACACGTTCATTCAATGGATTTACCAAATATTAAATTGTTTGATACTGATAAACAGGTAAGAGAACAAGCATCTGATTGCCAAAAACCTCATCCAGTTCCTACCGTTAATGGTGGATTATCAATATTAACGAACTACGGTAAAAGCATGATAGGTTAAGAACTAAAAACCCTTACATATTCGTGCATCAGTTTTTTTGTTAATTCTTTCCTGCTATTATCATCATCAATAACAGATTCAGGAATACTTGCAATCATCTGTATTAAATTTATATAACCTTTATATTTTTTATCATCATATTTCCCAATATTATTAGTAAATTGTGATTTATAAATATCTTCCACTTTTAATTTAGGAGAGCTATATACAGCATTTAACACACTTTGTTGTAATTTGTTCTGTATGTCAACTATATCATCTTTTTTAGTTTCTATATCAAAATCTTCTGGTATTTCCACTGAGCTTAACATAGGAAATTCATGATTCTCACCAAAGACATCAAGTAACAATTTATCCCAAGGATGTATATTATCTTTAGAAAGAGTATCAATACTATCATTAATATCTTTCAATTCATTATTATCCATACAAGTAATTAACTAACTTTATATATTATGTTTCATTTTTTCTTCTCTTAATTGCTTGAACTTTTTATTTACAAACTTACAAATTTCTGATCTTACAATATCATCTTCATCTAACTCCACACAATGAATCCCAACATCTTTAGAATCTTGTGCATTAAACAAATCATAAACTTCTTGAAATCCAGATTTTCCGTATGGTAGATCACTTTGGTCTGGATCGCCACATAATATAACTTTGGAATATTGTCCGATTCTGCTCAATAATGTAAATATTTCTCTTACCGACATATTCTGTAATTCATCAGCACATATAAACTTTACAGAAAAATGTAATCCCCGAGCAAAGTTAATAGGGCATATAGTAAGTCTATTATCCTTTTCTAATTTAGAAATTTCAGACTGTGACAATAACTCTTCTAATTTATCTCTAAATGGAGCCATATAGTAAGAAACCTTATCTGACATACTTCCAGGTAAGTATCCCAATTTAGAATCCGAACTTTCAACTGCTGATCTAACCAAAACTAAATCAGACACCTTTCTTAAATTCAACAATTGCAATCCCAAATACATCGCCAACATAGTTTTACTAGTTCCTGCAACTCCTTTCATAAACAAGATTTTGGTATCTTTATCTAAGAATATATTTATTATATATTTTTGTTTTTCTGTCCAAGGTAATTCTTTAATATTTAAATCATAACTAATTTTAGGACTTTGATGAACATACGGAGAGTTATCCGTTTTTGTTTTATTTTCTAATGTTTTAGTTTCCGTCGCTTTACTCTTTCGAGCAGATTTCTTGGTAGACATATATAATATAAGTTTATTCTTACATTACTATTTATTAAAACTTTCATAAATTAATACACCAAACAAGAATATTTTATTACAATATTACTAAATAAATAAAATGAGCCTAAAACATCACGAAATAGAAGCAATAGTCGAAGAAATTGTAGACTATATAACAGACGAAATTCAAACCCATTTCAGTAAAGAAGCGGATATAAATTATGCACTTGATTTTCTACTAAGCAAAGTAGAAAAATTAGATGTTGATGATTTTTAGGTTATCCTTGCAAGCCTTGAGTGAAACTTCCTGTCGCTTCTCCTGCTTGTACTGGTTGTCCTGCTATAGGTGGTGCAGTTTGAGGTTCTTGTGCTAATCCTGCATTATTCGCATTTGGCAACATTGATGGATTCTCTTCGCTTGTGGGTGTTGGTCCCTTTGCTTCTGACTTAATATCTTGCATCTTTTCAATAACATCATTAATTTGAGATTCTAATTGATCATCAGCAATATCTATAACATCACCAGCTTTATTCAAATTTCTAATTGTTATCTTATAATCATTATCCACACGACTTCTAGTAACGGTTATTTGATAAGAAAGTTTTAATGTATCATTTGTCCATAAAAACGCATTGATATCTTTAGATATTGTTGATGGGATTTCTATTTTTTTTATTTCTTCTCCAAAATGTTCTTGTAGTTCCTCAAAAAGTTTGTCTGCAACGTCTGAAGTAGTGTTCGCATTAAAATCATCAGGGTTTGGTATAGCACTATCATTAGCTTCATATATAGCATTAACAGATTCCAAACATTTCTTCAAATACGCATCAAATTTATTCATATATCTCATTATATTTAACTTATGGTGATAAATATTACAACAATAAGATGATAACTACAGATTTTAATATTTTAAGTGGAGTTACCGTATCCTCAAATTTTCAATGGGGCGGGAGTTATCCTGTGTTATCGGCTGTTCCTGCTAATACCATATCGAATTATATATCTGGTTATGCTCCTGGATTATCAGTATGTTTTATAAATCAATCAAATCCTGATATATTAAACACTGGAGATGAATTGTATTATACTTGGGATTTTGGAGATTTTTATAACCAATCAACAAACACAATTATCACTTCATCATCTACGAGTATGGTATATCATTTGTATACTATGCCTGGGATATATAATGTAACATTAACACAGCAAAAAAAAGTTAAAACCACCACCATACCAAGTTTAAGTGTTAATAATTGTTTTGGTAGATATTGTATTAACTGGACATGGAACAATTTACAATCTAATAGTGTAAATTATTTAAAATGGAAAGATGTTAGTAGCCAATCCACAGTTAATAAAACAACAAAATGGGCAGAAATACCAATTTATGGTAGTGAATGTAACAATTCAAATTTCTCACTATATACTTACAATATCACAAAAATATCAGCCATAAACGTAATAGAAACGTCTCCTATAGCAAATTTAACAACAATATATACTCCCGCAACAGGAGTCTCACCATTTACTATTGAAATGTCTCCATCAGGAACCATATGTGGTAGTTTTCCTATCGAAAAAATAGTTTGGGATTTTGGTGATGGAAGCACACCAAAAATCGTAAGTAGGTATAACACACCGGATTTAACAATATTCACCAATACCAACACATTTTCTTCGGACATCAACGATCCTAGAAACTATAACGCAACATACACATATAAAAGAACCGAAATATCAACATTTTATCCCTCAATTACTGCATATTGTATGAATACCAATCAAAATAGTATATCACAAACAACTGTGGGGTCAATAAATTTACCATCAATAAGTGCAACACCAATACGACTGCTAAAAGTAAGAAATGATATCAACGGAAACCTATATGGAATACAAATTGGTAACAACTTCGGATTAGTAACAACATTAAAGAATCGATATATTCCAACCAATTATGTAGTATATAGCGATTTGGGATCACCATTCCAGATTATTGTAATTGAAAACCCAATTGCACGTTATGGAACATTAGGAACACAAAAAATAACAAACAATATTCCACCACAAAGAATTAATGTTATCAATAGTAATTTAGGAAATCCGTTTCAATTAACTGTAACAGAAGATATAATTACCGGATATGGAACATTAGGAATAGAAGAAATTTACACATACAGCCCACAAGAAATTAACATTATTATATATAGCAATTTAGGTAATCCGTTCCAATTAACTGTAACAGAAGACCCAATTATGGGATATAACATATTAGGAGTAGTAAAATTATAAATATATGAGTAGTAAAATTACATATTCTACAGTAGCTGCAATCAATCCTGTTAAATTGGGATATGAATATTACAGAACCGAACCAACAAACGAAAGTGGTTCTGTGTATAAAGAGGGATATTTTCTTTATAGCTCACCATTTTTTGATGGATTTAAAGATTTCACAATAAACAAAGGAAATGCATTATTATTAACTGATGCGATTTCTTTAACTTCTTTATTTGTTAATGATACATTTTTAGTAGATGATTTACTATTCGCTTCGGTTATTAAAATATCTCCTAGGAATTCTTCCAACAATTATGCAGCAGAAAACCAAAAACATCAAATAATTCTATCAAATTCTCCTCAAAATTTTGAATTGAAAAAAATTGATAATAATACCACATTTATAATCACAAACGAAAAATATTTACAAATATCACCAAATTATCCATATGAAATAACCACAAGCACAGAAGGAATACCAGATTCTGAATTATATTTAAGAACATTCAATTATTACTATAATAATGGATTTATAACATTCTCCATACTAACACCAGAAGGATATCGTTATTTAAATTTCGGAACTGATGGTATTCTACGAGCTACTGGTGTTGCTTTTAACGAAAATGACATCAACGGATATTTATTAGCAATTATCAGCAACACACAAAAAACAAACACATCAATAAACGCTAGTAATTATTTTAGAAATGATTGGATTCGATATTTCATGGATTTAAAAGACAATACAAACAATAAAAACACAAAAATAAATACGATAATATCAAATCCTCCAACTAATTATCTCGTTAGCTTTCCTATCAATAACGTGACTTCTACCAATGAAGTAAATATAAATATCGCAAACTTAAAAACTAATTATACACCAACAGGTGCCAATGGTATAGAAATAGAACAAAGTAATTTAGTAGGATATTTATCATCAATTTATATGATATCCGATTATAGTGCTTCAACAAATGATTTTAGTGATAATAATGGATTTTCTACTATCGGACAACTACCTGTACAATACAATAGAACATTGTATACAAATCCATATACTTATGATGTGATAGCAACAGTTTCTTATACGAGTATTGATGATTGTTTGATGATAAACGACTCTCCTGTTGGAACCCCCATAAATATTACATGGGGATCATACATATATAGGGGATATACATTACCACCATCAGGATATTCATTCTCTTTATCTGCATCAGAAACTTTTAGTATAGGCATTGGAAATTTGGTAGATAGATATGTCGGTATAACTGGAGGTACGGTGAAATTTATTCATAACATTTAATCAAAATTTCATCTATAAATATTAATAGTATGCCAACCAAAATTCAACAAAGAGATTATTATAAGATATTTTCAGGACACAACCAAAACGATGGTTATGAGAAGATACATTTGGGGTATGAAGCATCAACCACAGAAACAATACTAACAAAAGACCAATATACATATTTTCATTATCCATATTTCTCTGAAAGCCACCCATTAAGCGCATCAACTTTAATAAATAATGGTGCTACTGCGGGGTCAATACCAGCAATGGCAGATAGGATATATAAAAAACTTGGTGGATATGGAGACAATACACCTTGGGGAAATGCTACTGGATTAATAGATGGAACTTGGTTGTGTAGTTGGCTATATTCCCCTGCTGCTGATGTTGCTCCGCAGTGGCTTGATAGATATTATAGTCCAGGTAGAATTGCATATGAGGAAGCTTTAATGGGGCTTGTCGATTTTGGAACATATATCACCTACGATTCCGCATTTATAGATATTCCAACTACTTTAATGTTAGAATCTGGTGTGTTATATACATATTTTCACAATGGAGAGTCAACTGCACAAAATATTGTATCTTCTTTTGCTGGAAATGATGGTTCACATTTACGCTTGGAGTCAAAAAATTGGAATATAAGTGCTACAGACACTTCAATATATAATAACCCAATATCTTTTCCTAAATATAGCAAAGAATTCGTCACTACTCCAACAGACTACACAATTTACGAACCTTATGGTGCATTAAATTTATCAAACACCACATTTCTAGATGTTAGAGTTGGATATAACGAAAATCTTAATATAGATAATGAATTTACATTATCATTCGACGTAAAAAATGATGATTGGGCAAATGCAAGTTCATCACAATTAGTAGGAAATTATACTGGAGAAGGGGGGTATGGAATATATTATGATAATTTAAAGTTCTTTTCCTTTTTTGTAATACCAGAAACATATTTTGGGCATTTGTTATTTTTTAATCAAAATGGAAATGCGTATAACGACACCGGAACACAAAGCCTACCAAACATCCCAAGCAATCCATCACAAATCGCAATAAATGGGGAAAACGAATTATTTTTAATAGATAATACCTCAATATACAGTAAAGTTTATAAATGCAATCATCTTGGAAATATCCTTAATACATACACATTAAGTAGTATTAACCAAGAAACATCAAATTGGATATTATCACTATCAGGTAATAATGTAGTGGTTGCTGGAACTACAGATCAAATACTTTATACATTTGATAATTATCTAAATCTGATTACTACCGAACCCTTTAATACCCAAAATTCATCAGATATACAAATAGCATACGATCTTGATGGAAATTTCGTAAGTATATCGGGTTGTAACGATTTAAAATATGACAATATAGGACAACAATGGACAGTTGATACTAATGGGATATTATACTATGATGGAACTATATTTTCTACAATATCCGCTGTACAAAAAATTGCCATTGACCCCGAGAATAATTTGTGGGTGTTATCAGAAAAGAATACTGTTAATAAGATAAATGTAATTACAAAATCAATAATAAACACATTCGAAGTAGGAAATTTAAATGAAGATACAATAATAAAACGAAATATAAGTTTCATAAATTCCTATGATAGATCGACAAATTCGCAAAAATGGGTGGGTTTAATTTTACATTATTCAACAACAGAAAAATTTTTATATCGAGTTTCTTTATTAGGAGATATTATTGATGTAAACCAATTAGAATCAAATATTAATGGATTGGCATTTCCCGATCAAATAACACAGAAAAATAAATTTTCCTTTAATTTTGATGGAGATTTTACTGGATATGAATGGAAAAGGATATTTAATACGATATTGTATAACAACAAGCCGCAATTAAAATTTAAAATCGCGGTATACCAACTTAATAATGTTGGAGACATAGGAAAAACAACAACATTAAGAACATACCAAGTTTCCGTTCCGGTAGATTCCTTTCTAGATAAAACTTGGTATGCTATAGTAGGAACATATAAAAATAATGTGATGAAATTAGGTATAAATTCTTTTAATAACGGAACTACGAATATCCCGTATAATTATACAATAAATCCTCTAAAATTTAATGATATATTTTTCGGAACTTCTAATGGAAAATCATCAAATTTTAATTATGAAACAAACACAACAAGTATAATATTTAATGGATACCTAAATAGAATACGTTTATATGATTATGAAATTCCAGAAGCTTTTCATATAGGATTCATTAAAGAATATTTGATAGCAGAAGATTTAATATGGGATATAGATACTGGAAATTTACAATACATAGAAAGAATTGAAAGATTTTTTAAACATAAACTATCTGGAGCAAAAAGCGGATTCTATAATATAAAACTTTCTGGTTTAAATATCACCGACCCAAATGCACGTTTATTAATAGAACAAAATATAAAAGCTGCGGTTGCATTAGTTCAACCAGCACATACTGAATTGTTAAATATAGAATGGATCGAACCAAATTATAATATAGACAATGAAATATTAGAATTACATAATAAACTTATTTGAACTAATAGATTTTTATTAATAAATAATACAAATGTTAACCGCAATAGATATCAATTTTAAATTAAACAATCAAGATTCTTTAGAGAACTCTTCGTTTTATTTGTTGACATCCAACAATCTATATTCTGCTAAAATTTCTCCATATTCGTTTACAGTAGATTTAACTATACCAGACAATTATGTTATGTATTATATACTTAACCATAATCCATCTACTATTTCATATGATATATCTTCATCTTTATTACTAAATTTATTAAGTGCTTCTTCAATATATCCTTCAGTTTGTTGTGTATCGTTAACATTGGAAGCCAGTGGATTGTCTGCAACAACAGATTTATCCGCTATAATTGTCCCATATTTTCTTTCAGTAGGAACTTTTGAAGCATTTCCATCGTTATATTTTGATAATTTAGGAAACCAACAAATACTAACCCCTTCAAATTATAGACAAAATAGTATTGGAGTTCAATTCTATGGAGAAGGACACACAGAAACCATAAATTTAACAGCACTATCAAGTTTATCTATAGGACAATCATACGTATGGTTTATTAATGGAAACACGACAGCATATCCAACAACAGCAATAAACCAAAATTATTCTACAGTAAACATACAATCTTCTACAACCGGAATTATTACAAAAATTCCAATAGGATTACTAATTACGGATTATATATTTTTATCCAGTTCTCCCAAGTATTATAGAGATGATATTACTGGAAATCCAATATATTATCCACATTATATTTCTACCATTGATCCTAATGGAACCGAATTACAATCTAACACCAAAACATTTCAAAGCATATATATATTGCCGTATGATATAGACATAAAATACAATTTTTATGCGGGTGCTAATGGGAAATTCCAATTACCAAAAACTCAAAATTTATCTGGAGATTATGGTATAGAATGGTTTGATGCTACATTAACAGTATCTATAAGTGGAGAAAGTGTAGATACGTGTTATGGGCTACACGATACTATATGGAGATGGGAGGATTTAGACAAAAACAACCCCAATAACACTTTTGTAAATAAACCCTCTTCTTGGCACAACACAGAATTGACAGCAACATATCCTAAACATTGGGGATATGAAGCGTCTGTATCTGCGACCAAAATTACACCAATACATAAAAAATTGGTATCGACTAAATGGGAATTGCAAAATGTTTCTACTAATTGGGCATATTCTCCATTTACGTATTATTACAACACAACTGGTTCAGAGAATTCTGATAATTATCCATATTTTTTACAATATAATAATGATGGAACCAACATAAACACTTGTAATTTATATGATTCAAATATAATAAATGTTGGTGCAAATACGATTATTACATGTAGTCTTTCTGCACAACAAGGAACATGGAATACCAGAGATGTTGAAGTTGATGTATTAGGAAGCTTTACTATAGATTCTTCAAATTTAATTACCTTATATACTGCTAATAGATATGTATTAAGTGGGACGCAAATTACATTTCAAATTGTTGGATGGAATAAAAATACATTATACTATATAGACGATAGTGAACATGATTTGATAACAACATCAACTGAATTCTATACAATATCATATAAAACCCTTGGAACTAAAACGTTAAAAATCTCTGCCCAAAACATGTCAGGTATTGATACTTACAAGTTTGACAGCATTATAAATGTGGTTTCAGAATACGAAGCAACTAATATATCCGATGTTGAATATCGTTCAGAATATTCTCCATTAATTATTCCATACCCAACCCCTCCATATGTAGCTCCAAATGATTGGGCAGTAGAAGACAACATAAATTCTATTATCAGTAAAATGTATCAAAATTTGAATTATCTGAACATTATAAGTTCTGTTCTAAATAGTGGATACACTGAATATTATGGTTGGCTCGGATCAACAAATAATACAGTCGTAACATGCAATACAGAAAAAACTTGGGATGGACTAATGTGCAGCAACACAGAACAAATACTTTGGGACGATTTTAATTGCACTACTGGAAGGTTTAGTGCTTGTGCAACATACGATTTTCTAACATCTTCATCAGCACAAACCACACAGAATTGTTTAGGGTTATATTGTATACCTTGGAACTGGAAATCTTTAAAATCCACATCTCCAACATCAGAAGTTACGTGGGGCAACACAAAATTTGGAAAAACTTTTGCAAAAAAATGGGGGAATGACGGATCATGCAAATCCTCAACTAATGATACGTTCGAAATCAAATCATGTTTAGATATAGGACAGTGGAACGTGAATATACAAAGTTCTAGAAATTCCGACACACCAATAATCGATGATACATTCGAACAAATTAGATGTGGATTCAATACTTCTGTGCCATGTATATATACCGGAATAGCAAGTAAAAACAATATAATATATGCAATATTATCGACACAAATAATGGTATTATCTTCTGATTATACCGCAACATTATTATCAAACGCAACAACAAACTATTATGGAGGATTCAACAAATTCCAAGACCTTAAAGGAATTGCAATTGATAGTAAGGGTAAAATATTTGTATTGGATAGAACATTAGGAAAGGTTTTTGGTATGACGTTAGATTTATCCTCAGATTCTCCTTGGACTATATACACAGAATGGGGAGGAGTTGGTGGGATCAACTCAACAACTAAATTTTATCATCCAAATGATATATACATAGACCAAAATGATAATGTATATATTACAGATACTGGAAATCATTGTATTAAGAAATTCACAAATAATGGTATATGGACTAATACTATTATTGATGAGGATTTTAACATAAACTACCCATTGAGTGTTATTACTGATAAAAATGGATTACTTCATGTATTAACAACCAAAGAAATACGGGTATATAACAACAATTATACATTAGAATTTGTTTATAATTTTACTCAATACTCATCCGAAGTTCCAATTAAAATAAATTCTAGTTATAGCAAAGATTGTGTATATGTAACATTTAAAACCCAAGTATTAAAATTCTTTAAGAATGGTGCATTTGCTGGATATATATTAGACGGAACAAGATCATGTGTCGAATCTACTATATGCGCTATTCAAGACGAATATCGAAATATATTAATTCCTGATGGAGATAAAATCATAAAATTTGTAGATATATTATCACGGAATAGAAAAAATGTAGACTTACCCGCATCATATTGGAATCTAAATGATATGTTAATACACAAAGAAGAATATATACAGAATTGGATATACAACAAAAGTCTACAAAAAGTTTGGGATAACATAGAAATATTCAGAAATACGTTAATGTTTGATGATAATATTCCATGTAAAAAACCATCTACGTTTATTCATCCAAAAACTGATATTTTCATAGGACAAAATGAAATCGTGTCATATACTGTATTAAATAGACTTGTTGGGTATCTTTGGGACAATTTTAACACATTATTGTCATATTTCGACCCAAACTGTAAATAATACGATAAATAATACAAATATATGGCATGTTCAATCGTTCAATCTATAGCATCTACAGAATGTGTAGGAAATTCATTAGTAAAAATTAATGGAAATTTTTCGGCATTGGAAACTGCTGTATGTGAATTACAGAACAGTTCAAATATTCCAGTTGGTGGAATTATAATGTATTCTGGATCATTATCAAATTTCACTTTAGGCGTTGGTACCACTCCTGATCTTATTAATTTTGCACTTTGTGATGGAACTAACGGGACACCAGATTTGCGCGACAGATTTGTATTGGGATCAACAACTACTATAGCAGTTTCTGGTGGTTCATCAACTACAACTTTAACAATAGATCAAATACCTCCACACCAACATAGCCAAGATGGTAATAATGCATGGGGAGTCGGAACTGGTTCTGGTAACGGAAGTCCCGCACTTCGTCAAGGATATGGTGGTTCTACTGGATGGACTGGTGGAGGACAACCATTTAGCATAATGCCTCCATATTTAAAATTAGCATACATAATGAGGATAGTATAAATTATGAGCAATTGTGGATTTACATCATTAATAGACATAAATTCTTATCTTGGAGACTCGTTACTAACTATTAATAACAATATGAGTTCTCTTGATATTAATTCATCGGACTTATACACATTACTAACATTTTTAACGGGTGAAGTGTTAAAATCTAATAATACAATATTGTCTACGGATAATATTATTACTAGTATGGTATTATCCGCAATTATTGGAACAAAATTTTGTCTTATTACATCAACCGGAACATTATTAACAAGTATAAGCGCAGATTTTGTAAATAATACAAACTATCAAATTGAAACATTTACAATACCAAATTCTATATATAACGACACAACAAAAATCGCCACTAGTGCAAGTTTATTGATATTCAGCACTACTATATCATCAACACCTTCTGGTTATAATAATTCTATACTATTTACTATAGAAGGTATTGGTGGAGTCACAAAGTTCATACTACCAAAAAACCAAACATATAACTATTCTTGGTATTTCAAAAATAATATAGGAATAACAGAAATCTCTAACATTTATTTGATAGGATATATATAACAATATGAGTAATTTAAATTTAACACAACAAATACAAGAAACTATGTGTATTGGTGATTCATTACCAATATTAAACAACAATTTTACGAATTTAGATAACATAACATGCAATCTTAGTTCTATTTCATCTTCTATTATTACTAATATAACTGCATTAGGAAATCTCTTCTCGACTAATATATCAGGAATAACTAATCTATTGAACAATGCAGTAGTTGGAGTATCCGCAACAGGAATTACATCACTATCATCGACTATTAATATGTTTAGTAGAACTATGGTAAGTGTAAGAGGATCAACTCAATGTTATATGCCTAATGATGCATATCCTTTTGTGGGATATACTGGAACCATAACACTACCAACAAATGTTCCAAATACTGCAAATTATATTATTTTACGAGCGAATATTTCCGACCAAAGTTATGTTGATCTATCACAAGTAAATAGTCACGATGCGCCAGCAGAATTCAAAATCAATGGATATACAATCCCTGTCACAAAAAATCCTATCTCAACACTTAATGGCGCATCGTATATAATGTTACCAAAACAAGCATTATACACTTGGAATTGGAGGTTTTTTTATACACAATCGATAACTACAGGATATTGCACACCAATGTCTTGCGTGAATACCCCATTTAATGTAGAAATTATTGGATATTTTTAATACAACAAACAAAAAAGATACAAAAAGAGATAAATAATATTATAACTATGAAAAATGAACTATCAAACATTTATACAAACCAAGTGTTAATCAGCGAATCAAAAACAAAGAATTCTGCTAAATCAGCACCTACAGTAAAAGGTAACAAAGGCGCAACCACCAAGGGAGAATTGGAAGGTGCCGCAAAAGCTAAACCTACCAAAGGCGCAACAGAAAAGGTATCAAAAGATATCAAAAAACCAACTGAAGACAAAAAAATGTCACAAGTAAAAGGAAAACCAACTAAAATGAAAGAAAGTGCAATTCCACAAGCGTTCGACCAAATATTCCAAAGCATTATCAACGAAGAATTTGGTGATGATTTTGCAATAGATGGGGATAAAGTAGAAGATGATCTTTCTGCTGGTGATGAATATGGTGATGAATTAGGAGACGATACCGATAAATCCACAGAAGAAGAAACCGAAGAAGGTGGAGAAGAGGAAGCAGAAGAAAGTGAAGATCAAGTTGCGGATGATTTAAAGGCTGTTGTTGCTCAATTACAAGACTTAATTTCTAAACTTACTGGTGCGGAAGAAGAGGAAGAAGCACACGAAGAAGGCGAAGGTGAAGAAGAAGAAAAGGAGGAGGAAGAAACCGAAGTAGCACCTGAAAAGGAAGAAGAGGCTGCTCCATATGAAGAATCATTAGATTTAAAAGGAACTCTTTCTGAATTAAGCAAGAGTTTAGGTCAACTTCTTCAAAAGAAGGACAATAAAGTAAAAGGAACATTAGGAAAAGCCAAAGGTGGTAAAGCAAGTGAAGGAAACATCCCCGAACAAGATGGAACACCAAAAGCGTTCAATCCTGACATTAAGAAATTACAGAACCCAAAAGGTGCAAATACAGTTTCAACAATCAAGAAAGGCGAATACCTTTTCAAATAAAATAAAAATATAGTTCATTCAAACCCGCTCATTGTTATGATGAGCGGGTTTTTTCGTTAAATAATATATATGGATAAAGTTCGTTATTTAAATAAAGATATTAACGCAAACGAGCGTAATAATTTTAGTCTATGGTGGAAAGAACAAATTGAACATTACGGAACCGAAACGAATTATTATACTAATGGATATACGTTAACTTCTCAAGATTTTATATACGGAGAAGACCCAACTGCGAAATTCTTAAGTGCTGGAAAGATTATAATGGTAACAAATATCACTAACGATTCAATTTTATTATCAAAATTTGGTGTTATGGCAGATTGTGATATGACTGCGGTAATACATATATCAAGTTTTTATGAGAATTTTGGCCCAGGAACAGAACCAAAAGCAGGTGATTTAATTGAATTGTCTGAATATGGGGGATATGGAGATAGACCAAATGGAAGGGGAGCACCCATATATGAAATCACAGAAAGAGATGATGAATATCTTCCAATGACTAATAGATTATTGGGACATTATGTTTTTTACATTAAATGTAAGAGATTCGAATACAGTTTCGAATCTGGTGTTCATGCAGAACCTCTTAATAATCAAGTTAACGATACTACTGCATTTGGTAGATTGTCGGGTGGTTCTAATCCTGAAGAAATCACACCATCTCCAAATGCATCAAATGCTGATATCGAAGGTGCTAAATTATTCGACTACAATCAGAATACGTTATCTAGTCCATATGGGAACTATTAAAGCCCCCAAGAATTATTCGAGGATCGAGCAGCAGTAACATCCGTAATATCAAAATATATTGTAGTAGAAGTTCCGACAGATTCGACTAAAAATGCTCGGACTTTTTGCATTTTACGAGTTTGTGGGTCTATTCTATCTATCGTTGTCTCGTTTCCAATAAAATATTCTTTATTTCCAAACTCTCTAGCAATAGCAGTTCTTAAAAATTGTGAAATGTCTTCGCTTCCTACTTGTGCTGCGGATACTTTATAAACTTTAGGTTCCATATTATTAATTTATACTATCGTTTAAAAAATTCAACTAAAATATACATATTTGATTTTATTATTATACATGATAGAATCGGTGTATGAAAAAAAGATTAATAATAGATGGATCAAATGCTTTACATAGAGCATATTGGATCGCTAACAACAAAAAAGACGTATTTGATAGAATAGGGACAATATTTATTTTTTTAAAATCCCTAAAAACTACAGTCGATAGATTTAAACCTGATGAAACATGGATAACTTGGGATAAAAAAATAAAATACCCATCAACAAACTTCAGAAAAGAATTAACAGGAAATGTATATAAAATACAGAGAGATAAAACCAGAACTGAACAGGTGCATGAATGTCACGATAAATTAGTAGAATGGATAAAGCTTCTTGGTGTGTATCAATTATATCCATATGTTTTGGAAGCAGACGATGTTATTAGTTGGTTGACACAAAACAATAAAGATGGAACGAATATTATTGTGTCTATGGATAAAGACCTATTGCAATTAGTATCTGCAAACACTATCATATACAATCCAATAAAGAGAGTTGACACAACAGCGTTAACATTTGAAGATACTATCGGAGTTGATATTAAGAATTATTTATATTACAAAGCATTATTGGGAGACACTTCAGATAATGTTGAAGGTATATACGGATATGGAAAGCAAAAAAGTAAAAAATTTGCGACTTTAGGGTTAGCTGCAATTTCCGAAGAATTATCACCAGAAGAACTAGCAATATTCCAGAAAAATTTAAAGATAATGGATTTATCAGATTCTTTCACAAAAGAAATTGGTGAAGTGGAATGTTATCAACAACAATTCATAGAGCAAACCCAAAACATAACACCAAAACTATCAGAATTTGAGAAAAAATGTGATAACAACGGATTTTTACAATTCTCTCGAAAGATTAATGAATGGAAGGACGTATTTGAACATAAGGATAAATTACTCAATATTTTGCATGATTTGTAATTATTTCAAACCTTCTAAAACAAAATACACATAATTTTCAACATCTAATTTTGTGACTTTTTGTTTTTTATAGTGTTTACATACCACATTTTCAAACTCCTTATCGTATATTATTTGTAGTGAGCATGTATCTTCGCTATTTTTATCTATATCTAATATTTCAAATTTCATATTATTGGAGTTTCTTAAATTTTATTTTTGGTAAAGCCTTTTCAAGCAATTTTCTATATTGTCTAATCGTCAATCGGTTTATTAATGAGGCTTCCAAGGATAATACTTCATTTTCACTCAATTCTGGCAATAATGAATGTATAAGTTCATGTACAAGTGTTGGTAATATAGGTTCTCTAGGATCGAGTTCTATATATGAAACATTTTTTGCTGGTAATGTAACAAAATATCCCCAATTTGTTCTTAGTTTTCTAAAAACTATATAATCAACATTATCTAATTGTTTATATAATAACGTAAAATACTTCAAAACTTCGGGTTTTGTCAATTTAAACGGACGCGGATCATCAGGTTTACACTTTTTCTGTAATTTACTAATAATCGACATAAAACTATTTATCCCAACTTAAAAATAAAACAAATGAGATAATATTTAAATAAACGCTAAATAGTGATATGGAATTTGATAATTTAGAGCTACAGAGTCACGAAGGGAAAGCAAAAAAACGCGCACCTTTCCCATTAGAAAACATTGACGAAGAATTAGCAGAAATATACTTCAAACTTAACAGTATAAAGGAACGTATACATCAAGCAAAGGTTAAAAATGCAGTGAATACAATATCAAAACGTAAAAAATTACTAAACCATATGTCGTTTAAAATTAATACGTTATTAGGGGTTACAAAGGCTCTTGTATTTGATTTGGAGTGTCTGAAATTTTAGCAACTATATTTTCTAAAGGATTCTTTGTAGTTTCTATGGGTGTCGTTAATTGTGTGGTAAAGAATTGTAATTTAATTCCATTAACCTGACCACAATGTTCACAAGGAAATCTATTGTCTCTATTTAAAAATACTGGAACTATATTATTTTTCTTACAATACGCACACTGCACTTGTATAGAAATCTTAGAAAGTGTCTCTAATGTCTCATTCTCTAATTTAGACATAGATATAAATTCTTTTTTTTGTATTATACTATTAATAACAATAAACCCAACATATTGTATTCCTATAGTTATGAAAAATGGAGGCCAAAATACACCTTTCCATAAATATATACCATAAGAAATGCAAGATGCAACAAATAATGTAAGTAATATAGAAACGCTTAGAATTTTAAATTCTAAACTTACAAAGAACGATTTGATTTTTTCAAACATAACCTTATTTATGTAATGAACTACAATATATCAAGGTTTGTTTTTATATGTTTTCGAAATGTTAATTGGTGAAGATTTGAAGTTTTGATAATATATAACATCCGAAGCATTATCCACATATTTTAAAATTTCTAGGGGTTTTAGTTCAACTGTTTCGAAATCTATATTCCTTTCATCACATTTATCACCAATTATTTCCATAGCTTCTTGCAATGCTGCCCATCTGCTTATCTCATAATCACTAAGTTTGGATATGTTTATGTTAGATGGTTTTGTTGTCGTATCCGTCTCGTTTTTATTCATAATTTATAGTATGCCAGAAAATCTATACTAAGTCAATTATATTTTTTGTTATTTAGAATTTTTATTATCTAAATTAGCAATACATACAGTATACACATCTTCTGGTAATTGTTCTATATATTCTAAAAGTTTAGTTGAAATAGAAGATTCGAAGGTTTTTTTACTAAGAGATATTGGAAATCTATCGGGTAGTTGCATGAAGTTATAACATAAATCATCGTTTTCTATATATATCAAAAATTCGCCTCGTTTATTTCTTGTGAATGCGTAAATTCCCCTTTTTTTAGGAATCGGAGTAAAAAGTTCTTTAATCATTAATATAATATATAAAAAATCAACAAAAAGTCAACAAAAATTAATGTAATATGTTATAAACTATCATTTCTCGTAAGCTGCATGTTGGTAAGTTTTCTATATATACTTCAACTAGAGTATTATCACCACTAACATTTTTTATAATAGTAGAGTATACATATTCTTTTGTATTGTAATTATAGCTAATAACTGGCCTATCGATAATCGACTGTGTTCCTTGTAATCCTTCAAACTCTAACACATCAACAGGTAAAACTGGAAAAGTTTTTATAAGTTTATGAGTATTTAAATCAAGGCTATATAATTCAGGATGGAATATACCAGAACTTAACCAAGCAACACTTATTATTATTTTTTTCTCCTCTGGAAAAAACCAAGTTTCTCCTGTTTTTGCAACATCATATCCACTTAATGAACCTAACGACAATTCTCTATTAAGATTTAATTCTATTGGTAGTGCAAGAGATATAAAGTTCGATTTATTTGTATTGCTACTAATTTCTCCAAGAGTATAATCATAATTTAGTTTCTCGAATATAACAACACCAGAGGTTTCAAACATTATAGTATCATAAAACACATCAACATTTCTAAGTTTAGTTGATAATTCTGCATATAAATTAGAATTTGAGTATGATAAAAACACCGAAGATAAAGATTCCATTGCTGGTTTGACTATCTGATTATTCGCTCTCGTCCATAATTCACCAAAAACTTCCTTTCTATCAACAGGAGAAACATTTTTTATATTCTTATACAATCCATATTGATTTCCGAATATATCTGAACACCAAACATCAAGTTGATTTCCAGATTTTTTAAGAACTTGTGACTCTTCCCATGCTGGAACATTAACCTGACCAGCAAAGTTTACTGGATGATTGTTAATATCGACCCATTGGCTATCCTGTACGCCTCCCCAAGGGCTTTGTTTACTATTTGGGGTAATAAGTCCCACATTACTATTTTTATGGGTTTCTATGCTTGATTGATAAGGGATGAACTTCTGATATTGTTTAGAAACAGTTTTTTTAATATCTCCTGCTGCTTGTCCTGTAATCACCAAATTTTTCATCCATGTATTATCATCTTTGATTATTTTATATGGTGTTGGTTGATCTGTTTTAGACAATCCTCTACCACCAATTCTACGAGTAGCATCCTCTGTAATATTCGACAACTGAGATGATGAAATATCATATACATAAGTATAATTTTTTCCTGTATACACTGAAGTCCCTAAATTGTTTGGAATGAAATATCCACCACTTTCATCTTCTGTATATATATCTTGTAAAGTTGGTAATATCGCAAGGGAAGGATAATTTCTATTAGTCAAATTTGCCCAAGGCTGTTGACTTACGATAGCAGAACTTAGCGAAAAATCATTCTGTGTTAATACTTGTTGATATTCTCTATTTGCTGTTATATCCCATGTGAATGACCCTAAAGCATTATAATATACTCTAACAGGCTTATTGTCCACAAAGTTACTAAGAGTTATATCGCTCGGAACATTTAATGCACTTGAAGCATTAATTAGTGAAACGTTCGATATTGTAGCCAGATTTGATATACCTTCATCATTAATTAAAATTTTATTCCAACTTAATGAATTTACCAAAATTTTTAATGTTACTGGTTGATCCCAAGTAAAATCAATATCGTTGTTTTGATACTCGACATACACACCAGTATGGAAACTCATATCGGATATTATTGGTTGAGTAACGATATTATGAATATCAACAACTCTTGGTATTGTTCCCCAACTCTCTACTGTATTGTTACCAGTAACTATAGATTTATCAGTAAATCCTTTAACCCAAATAGGTCTTGCTCCTAAATACTTGCCATCATATTTATATGTATTATAGTTCCATCCGTATAAATTAGTAGCCAATACAAATCCAGGTACTGGTGTATTATATGAAGTAAGAGACGTTGAATATGTTTGTGTTACTGTTGATGTTATTGCTGGAATTTGTGTGAATATATATGATCCTCCACCAACAAGACCAGCAATAAGAGTTACGTTATATGTGCCTGTGACCGTTGGAGAAAATGTTAATATTGTTGTATTATCTCCAGTTTTGTTATATGAGACACCACTTGGATCGATAAGTGTCCAATTTAAAGAAGATATCGCTGATAATGCCACTGTAGGATATTGTGCGTCATTTGCTTGCAGGGCAGATGCATTAACTACATCCACAACAGGATACGCAACATTCACCGTAGGTATAGGAAATTGATCCATCACTACTAAATCATAGGTAGACCATATACTGTGTCCATTAAGATTTATGTTTGTATCGTTTGGTGCTAAACCAGACAATGTAAAATTCGAAGTTGGTGCCTTTTCGTATAATAAAACATCTCCAGCATTCAACTGCATATTAGAAGGAACCTTTGCATTATACCAATTCCCATTAGCATCTTTCAATGCTTTTATCCACTTAGCAGAAGTTGTATTAAATGGATATCTAACTACATAATCAGGAAATGGAATATCGTCTAAATCTTGCAATTTAGCTGTTGTTCTATAATATACATAAGATTTTCCGGTTTCTAGTGTAAATGTTTTGTTGGAAACTATAGTATTTGTAGACACCCAACTACCATTACCCCAATTCGGAGTAATTTCATTAGTTTTGAACCAAGTGAATCCTATACTATTTTGGTAATCGTTTCCATCCAAACCTTTCCAATTATTCAAATCAAATTCGTTTGGTGAAAATGTATCTTCAGCTATAAAATCACCAAAACCGCCGAAATCTGTATATATATTACCATTATGCCCAAATGGGGTAAATTGAACTTGTCTACACTTACACAATGTATGATCTTTAGCATTTAATGTTTTTAGATATGGACAATTATTTTCATGTAATAAAGATTTAAATGCTGTATTTGCTGAAGTTGGCTCTCCTGTCCATGCAAATCTAGTAACTAATCCTGATGCGAAATTTGATGTGAATCCATTCTGTTTTATAGATGCGACCTTTCCGTTTTGTATATAATCTCCTGATAACCATGCTGCTTCTAATGCGTCAGAATATGAAGATTGATAATTAGGAACTTTGTATATTACATCCGCAGAACTTAAACTGTCGGAAGCTGTCGCATAAGGAACATATATAGTAGATAGTAACATTGATGCACATATGTCAAATGTATTATTATCAGGATATGCGCTTACTGAACTTACATTAGTATTATTGACTGTAAGATAGGGCCAAGAAATGGTTGTGTTACTACCAGAAATAATAGACAATTCAGTTTTTGTCACTTTATACAACCAAGCTTCTTGAACTTCACCAGTATATGTTGATGCATCATATGTAACTGGTGTGTCCCACATTCGTATTTTATCAGAGAATTTATAATCTACGTTTGGATACGCACCTGAATCTACCAATGTTGCATTATTGATAGCGACTAATTCTACTGCACTCAAGCTAAAATCACTATTCCAATATTCAGTTTCTACTCCCTTTCTATAAACAACATTTAAAAAATCATAACTAGGATCAGAACTTAATGAAGGTCCAGTCCAAGCCAGCCCATCGCCACTTAACCCATATCCAATAAACGGAAATCTAAAAATCGTCTTTTGGTTTCCGTTTAATAGTGCATGCATTTTTAAATTCTCATACACATCATAATCATTGAAGTTTAACCACGCACCCTGAATTCCCCTGTTAGTTTCTACAAATATAGTATCAGAAGTGTCAATACTCGATCCAGCAACACCCAAAGTTTCGATATTAGCAGAACTCAATGCACTAGATTTATATATTGGGAGGCTTGTCGCATTGGTTACATACGCGCCGTAAGGATAATAGAAAACATTCGTTCCATTTGCGATATCAACTGTATAAAAATCCGAAGAAACATTAGTAACTAGATTATTAACATTAAATTTAGATTCTGCTAAATATTTACTAGAAAAATCTACTAAATTATCTGAAGATAGATTGAATGTTCCTGCTTCATATGCCCAATTTAATGATGATAATGACAACCCCTTCGATTTAAAATATGCATCAGTTGTAATATCTTGTGTATCAATATATGCAGATAACGGAACATCCACACTTCTATCAAAATATTGGTGATCGTCATACACATCCTCAATTTCTACACTAATCGAATCTTTGATAGCACTCAAATCTGGTAATGTATTCCACACATTTGCTGGAACTGTAATATACGAATTATCAATTTTGCTATAATTTGATAATATAATCTCTTTTAACTCTTGAACAATACCTCTTGGTGATCCTGCAATATTATATTTTAATTTTGTATTCTTTAAATTTTTACGTAAACGCAAATAATATAAAGCAATATTTTTAAGTTTTTTAGCAAAGAAAGGGATAGCAAGCAATAATTCCTTTTCATCATTTAAATTTACTTGATTATACCAATTTTGTTTTTCATCATCAGTAAGATATATTTGAAGTCCATTTAAAAGGTTTAAATATTTCAACCTAAGTTTCTCTAAAGATGTTGTGGTTTTATCGGGTTTTTTAGTATACCAAGATATTAAGTATTGATTATATTGTTGATATTCCTGATTTGGGATAATACTTTTGAACGAAGCATACCAATTTTTAAAAGACAATGGAGCATCTTGATCAAAATCAGTAGATATCAATCTTTCTGGATTTGCATATTTGTCTAATTGCGTTAAAGCTTGGTTTTGATTATTCGTTTGCACAATATTTCAATTATTTAATGTAGAAAATCTTATTGAACATCTACCCATAGATTTTTTGTTAGTAAATAATTGAAAATCGTCTCAATTATGCCATTATCCGCATACCAATCAGCAGAAAGCGTTCGGTCTAATGTAGTATATGGACTATCCCAATCTATAATATTATTCACATTTACACCACTAATTTGATTGCCCCATAATTTATATTTAGATATAGAAGCCAAATCTAACATATTTTGTATATCAGTAGGAAAATCTACACCATACGTAAAATTACTTTGGTCTATTTCTGCTGCTAATGATTGTAATTGTGATATTTCGCAGGTATCAATATCCGAAACATTAGTGTTAAAATTCGCAATCTTTTCATATAACATTTTTCCAATGTCCTCAAAAGTATTATCATTACTCGATCCCGCATCACCAACAACAGCAGGAAGAAATTCATCAAACATTTTAGTATTATTATACAAAACTTCAGGAAACGCCAAAGATTTCATATATGCAGCAAGATCGAAACTTTCATTAACCTTTCGAATTTCGTAACTATTATTAAAATTATTAATAGAGAACGGAACGGAAACGCCAGAAATATTTATAAACTCTGTTGAATCCGAAGCATATTTTTGATACCAAACATTACCAGTCCAATCGCCAGTAACACTTGCTGATTTTGCGTAATTCGAGGATAAAACATCAACTGTAGTATTATCATCAGAAAGATAATACAATATGTTTGGTGATCTTTTAGCATTAATGACCTTTAATCCTTGCACACCATCAAAAGAAGAATCAGCATTAAAAATATATGCATTATTTGTAATTGCATCGATTACCCAAACTCTATTATAAACATCAACAGCCAATCCACCAATTTCTTCATCTTCCATCCCATCAAAATCTGATTCGAACGCAGGAGTTATTATATTTCTAACATTATTACTATTATTAAAATATACTGGAGTTAAAGACCAAGTTTTAACGTTTCCGCTTAATCTATCAACATAACCAAAACTTCTAACACCAAAAGAGAACCAAGGATTATTGTCTCTATCTAATGCTATATATACTGGTCTATTAATTCCTGATATTGAACTCATTAACACTCCATTGGTGCTATACTTTTCGATTAATCCTCCTGAAATGGTGGAATTAAAAGATTCTGTTACCCATATATCATTTTGTTTATCAACTACAATATTAGTAGGAACTGAATTTGATGATAAAGAAATGGTATGCATTATCAAACCCCCTGATGAATATTTTACCATTGTGCTAGAATTAGGATTACTGTATGTAACCCAAACATCTCCATTCCTATCAGTTTCTACAACAGGAGGCTTCATTAAATAATCATCTTCATATATCCCAATTTCACTAGGAGTAATTGAAAATAATAAATTTAGATTGTTGTCGAACTTCAAAACTGATAATGAATTGTATAAAGATACCCATATGTTACGATCTTTGTCTAGACTAATATATGATGGAGTAGTTCCTGACACAGATGGAATATTATCATCAAACACACTAGATAAGTTTAACGTGCTCAATAATTCACCATAACTAGAAAATTTATATATTGCATCTTGTTCTCCATCTACCGCAATTATATCAAAATTATATGGATCAATAGCCAATCCATAAATACCAGAAAATCCTGATATAGAATAATTAAACGTATTATTACTTGATAGAATAGGAACCGTAAATTTATCAACAGTTCCTTCTATTAACAACCCATTATCTCTATAATAATCAACGACTGGACACGCACCCGATACTGGTTGTGGTGTGTATGCTATTTTACTAACACTTCCTATATCTGGAGTAGGAACAATTACAAAGAAATTCGGAGCTAAATTTGTTGGATATGCAAAATTATATGTCCCTGCTGATACGTTATTAATAGTAGTAGAAACATAAATCGACACAGTATCAAAGGCACTAGAAGAATTAATAGTAGTAAATTTATATCCACTATTATTATTAAATCCATTTTCATCAGTAGTTGTGAAATATAATGGAGCATCTTCACAAGAAATTGGAATCATTCCTGTAGAGGTAGAAAGTGCAAAATATATAGAACTTAATTGTCCTATTGCATTTGTCTCAGGATATGTAAAAACGATATTGCTTTGTGATGCGGTTTCAATATCTCCACCAAAATTATATTCTCTACCATAACTATGTAATGTTATCATGGTAGGAATTTTAACATCTGTCCAATTTCTACTATAAATTTCATCGATGTAATTTCCAGTGACTCGCATAAAGTTAGGAAAAGAAACTCCCACTTGCCACACAGTAACCGCTCTCGATACTTTACTATTCGCAAAACTATTATAATCGTATATATTAGAATCATTCGGATAACTAAATCCTGATGTTTGTAAAGTTGCGGATATTAGTAAAGGACAATCAACTGTAGGCTTTCCGCTTCCTATACTATCCACATAATACACTGATGCTTCTGCTGACATACCAACAATAGTAGTTTTTCCATCAACAGTCAAATAAATCGGGGAACCGCTTAATTCCAAATTTTCTACCGTATTAAGTCCTAAATCGTCTGTAGTAAATCTCCAAGTCGGATTAATAAAATTCCACTTTGATGGTATTTGACTATATGGGATAGATTTTGAATCCGCCGCAAATAAATTAACTACTAATGGTTTATCTACTTGAAATGTTTGTAGATATATTACAAATGGGGTGTCTGTAGGTTTACCTGCAAGTCCATAAGATTTAGGCAATTTAGAAAACGTAATAAAATCATCAACATACGACTTTGCTGTTAGTTCTATATTTTGAGTGCTGCTATTGTTAGAAGAATCAAATCCAGATAACGTCACATTATATACACCAGGGTAGTTGTATACGTGAGTAAAATCAATTTCGTTATAAACAAAATTTCCATCACCCATATCCCATATTCTTTTAACGACATCACTCGAAGAAGTATCTACAAACCTAAAATCCGTCGCATAGATAAATCCTACATTATCAGAAGAAAGTGTAAAATTTGCAATCATAATTAATAACCTAAAAATCCTTTATTGGTTTGTGTTGGTTGTATAACGATTTTATTTGCCAGATTATTATAATCAAATAGATATGGATATTCAAACAACCTAAACTGCATATTATTTGAAGTTTGTGTTAAATCTATTGTAGAATAATCAGGGTTCCATACAAACAAAGACAAACCTTGGAATAATACATCACTATCCACTCTTCCAGTATAGAAAGTATGCACACCATCTATTTCTAATATTTTTTGTGTTATGATTTTTATATCCAATGTCTGTCCAAGTGTAATACTAGTTCTATCAAAATAATCTTTAAACACCCCAACTACATCATTAACTATTGCAACATTATCTCTATTAGAATTTGGAGACTTACTAATATATAATCTACTAACACTTTCATCCGTCACTACAAAAGGATCGCCAATATTGTATATACCAATTGCAACCGCTTTATACACTGGATCAGCATAAGCAATTTCCGCAGACATACATTTAGATGGTTGTATTGATGTGCTTATTAACTCTTTCTGTGCTGGTAATAAGTAAGATAAAGTTATATTATCCGTAGTTTTTGGCACCACAAATAAATATACATTATTAAAATTGCAAGCATCCGAAAATTGAATCTGATTAAATAATGCTCTACTAGACATTGTAGGATCGGTTAATCCCAAATCATAAAAATATTGTAAATATTCTGTAGTATATACCCAATTATTAACCACGACAACATCTGAAATCAAATTCGCAAAATTTGTTTTTATAAACTTTGTATAATCCGCTTCATTTATTAGTCTATACTGACTTCTAAAAATTGCTGGAGCATTTTCTCTTATTTCATCCGCAGTTTCTACATCTTGTATAGGAGTTGATGCAGTATAGTTTGTAATTTTAACATTTGATAGATCATTATTTGATATACTATTCAAATAACTATTATTCAAAACATCCGAAAGAATTTGTGTGAACTGTGCGGTATTAAAAATTTGTGGCGAGGCATTTTTTAACGCTTGCTGACCAATAACTCCAGTGGTTCCATCACTTTTTAAATAATACAAAGCAACTACATCCCCTTCTTGCAGTTTTCTACCATTAATATCATTACCGAAAACTATTTCATATTGTTTATTACCATTCAAACGGATTTCATATTTTTCCGCATTGCTACTTTCTAGATATAAATTAATAGTTTTTGTATATTGCACCCATGTTCCTGTAGTATATGGCTTGACATACACATCAACATTAAAATGATCAATATTAGTTCCAATTGGTGGAGATAATAACACAAGTTCATTACCTTCTCCTGTTGCGGTATATATTGGATATTCTTGGTATGATCCCTGAAACAACAAAGTTTGATTACTTAAATCGTCTAGTCCTTCAGTTACACCTGATAATGTCTTCACAAATGTAGCTTCAGTATTAAACGAAAATTTTACATTATTAACACTAACATACGAATATCTTGGTATCGTGTATATTCCTGCATTTAACTTCCCGACAGTAGCAGAGAAAGATAATGTAGATGTTTGATATCCTATTGGATTATAGTCTAACAATTTTACAATTCTATTTATATTCTCATAAAGTTGTGCTTCTGTAAACATAGATTCAGAAGCAGTTCTATTTAGATAATAAATTAATGTATTGAAAGAATATGCAACAATATCTATTATAGATGCTAAATTACTACCAATATAGTTTTGGTCTGTAAATACTTGTTTACTATTAAGTCTATCGATAATCAATTGTCGTAATGAAGTGGCATCAAAAGCGGCATATCCACCTTTTGGTATATCGAAATTATTAAAATTGTTTATTGTTGACATATATTATAAATTGTTTTGTTGTTGTATTACTACAAAAGATTGACTTTTAACATTGAATACAAAAGAAGATTGTACTGATGATATATTCAAAACTGGTATTTCCATCGTAATAGTTATTGTATATTGATTATCATCAGGTTGCGCTATTACATTTATATTTAATATATTTACTCTTGGTTCGTAAATAGCGACTTTATTAAGTATTGTATTGCCGATTAACGAAGCTGTAGTTTCTGTAATTGGCTGAAATAAATAATATTCCAGATTCATTCCATACTCTGGAAATAAAAAACGTTGTCCAGGAAGTGTAGAAAACAAATTTTGTAATGAGTTTTCAATAGCTGCAACATCTTGACTTTGTTTTATATCTGCACCAATAATAGGATTTGGATATATCACACCATTTGTCAAGGTTTTAGAAAATACCAAATCTAAGTATAAATCTCTGTAAAGAGTGTTATACTGAGTCTTTGTATTTGATATGTTTTCTAAACTTTTTATACGGATTGCCATATTATCTATATTATTTATTATAAAAATTGCTAAATAATAACACAAACAATTATGAATACGAAATTTGATCTATTATACGAGAACATGTTAGGAAGATATCAACAAGGAGGATATATTGTTGGTGATAGAGTAAGATTCTCAAAAGATGCGTTAAAACACCCTTCTATGAAGGATAAAGCAGAAGGATTTGTCAATCTTATCAAATCATGTATGGATGATGGATTTGATAAGATATTGAGAATTAGTGCATTAAAAAGTATACATCCTACTACAACTTCCGGCAACTTTCGTGGGGGAACAGAAGCACCTAGCGATATTTACGCGGATATTGTTATCGAAACAAATCCCGGACTATATGTATCTCCTATGACAGTTTCAGTTGGTATGTTAGAACTGCAAGATGATCAAGATGGAAGAGGTCCCGTTCCTGATAGTCTAAAAAGAAAGGAAAAATTAAACTATCCAGAGAAAGGAAAAGCTAAAAAGACTGATGGCGATGAAGACGAACACCTTAATAATGCAACCAAAAATACAAAATTAGACCACGGAAATAAGTGGGACGATAAAAAACCTGGTGGCGGAAATTTCAAAGCGTAATCAAACAGCTTAAACATAGAAAACAAAAAATCTCAATATTATGTTGAGATTTTTTTGTTTTCAGGTATAATTAATTGTTACAAGAGGTTGCAAAATAAATGCAATCACAGTAACAATAATTTTAAATATGTCAACAAAATCAACAACAGATGTGTTCACGAATGATTTTTCTCGTGAAATATGGGCAGATACGTATAAAGCAAATAAAGATAATACAATTTATGATTCATTCCGAAGAGTTGCAAATGCAATAGCTTCTGTAGAAGATGTAGAAAAACAAAAATATTGGGAAGATAAATTTTATGATTTGTTGCTAGATTTTAAATTTGTTCCTGGAGGAAGGATATTAGCAAATGCAGGAACCGAATTCAAAGGAACGTCACTTATTAATTGTTTTACTGGTGGTCATGCTACTTACGATTGCGATTCTATAGACGGTATTATGGAAGCACTTCGGTATCAAGTAAAAACATTAAAAAGCGAAGGGGGATATGGCGACAATTATTCTTTTATTAGACCAAGAGGAGCATTCATAAAAGGAATTGGAGTTGAATCTCCTGGCCCAATAAAATTCATGGAAATGTTCGATAAAAGTTCTGAAATTATTACTGCGGGGTCTGGTGAAGAAGCGAATAACAAAAACGCTAAGAAAAAAATAAGAAAAGGCGCACAAATGGGTATAATGGATTGTGTTCATCCATCTATTGAAGAATTTATTACAGCAAAACAAACTGAAGGAAGATTAACAAAATTTAACCTATCCGTAAATTTTAGCGATGAATATATGGACAGGATCATTGAGATTAATAGGCTCGAAGAACTTGAACAAACAGAGGATATAAAGAACCAAATCACCAAAATGGACAAATGGGACTTGTGGTTCCCCGACACCACATTTGAAAAATATAAAGAAGAATGGGATGGGAATTTCAAATTATGGAAAGAAAAGCAATATCCATATAATGTGTATAAAACAATCTCTGTTAAAGGATTATGGGATTTAGTGATGAATTCTACATATAAAAGGGCAGAACCTGGAGTATTATTTCTTGATGTTGCAAACAAAACACATTGCTGGAATTATGCAGGAACAAGATCATGGATTTCTAGCACTAATGCATGCTCTGAACAAACGATGCCACAATTTTCAAGTTGTGATTTAGGAACCATAAATTTAACACAATTTATAAACAAAACCAAAACAGGGTTTGATATAGAAAAAATTAAAAAATCTGTAAAAATCGCCGTTCGGTTTTTAGATAATGTAAATTCATATACTACAGCACCACTACCACAATATATGGATTCTATAACAAATCGTCGTAGAATAGGATTGGGAGTTATGGGTTGGGGGTCTTCTTTATATATACTCAAAACAAAATTTGCATCAGGAAAGGCGGAAAAAATAAAAGAAGAATTGATGCATGCCTTTACTGAAGCGGGTATTGAAGAATCTATTAATCTAGCAGAAGAAAAGGGTATGTTTAAAGATTGCGAACCTGAAAAACATGCGAAAGCATATTTTTGGGATCAGATTAACTTAAACCAAGAGTTAAGAAACAAAATGAAAAAATACGGAATTAGAAATTCTGCACTATTTTCCTGCCAACCTAATGGGAACACTTCGATATTAGCAAATATTATAACTGGTGGAATCGAGCCATTATTCTTACACTCATATATTAGAACATCTATCGTTAACGTATTACCAGAACATATACGAGAAGTATGCCCGAAATATTGGACGGGTGAATTTATCGAAACCGAATTGTTCAAATTTGTAAAAGAAGGATCGGATACTATTCTTAGGGGAGTAGATTCTGATGGAACTGTGTATAAAATCGATAAAAATAGAGGGCTTACCAAGGAAACTTTATGTGAAGATTATGGGGTTAGTATACTCAAAAACGCCGGAGAATGGAACGAAAATGCTGACTATGCGGTTACAACATCAAATTTAACAGTAGAAGAACATTTAATAGATTTACGTGGTTGGGGGAAATGGTTAGATGCGAGTTGTAGCAAAACTGTAAATATACCAAAAGATTATAAATTTGAAGATTTTAAAAATGTATATTTAGATGCGTATAAATCAAAAGTATTAAAGGGTATCACAACATATCGAGCAGGTATCATGACGAATGTATTGGCTGCTACTACTAACGGAGAAGACACCACAAATTCAATACCAAAACCAACCGCACCAAAAAGAGGAAAAAGACTTAATGCGGATATGCACCACATAACCATTAAGGGGAATAGATATTATGTTGCTGTTGGATTGATGGACGGAATGTTATATGAAGTTTTCACTGGTAGTAATCATAATCACGAAGGGGATATAATCATCCCCAAAACCGTTAAATCAGGAATAGTGGTAAAACACGGAACAGGAAAATATGTGTTCATCAGTGAAGATAAGGAATATTCATTAACGAATGGGCATAATGACCCCACTGCGGATGCCCTTACCCGAATGATTTCCATAGGACTTCGGCATGGAGTTGAAATTAGTAATATAGTAAAACAATTAGAAAATACTACAGGGGATATGTTCACATTCTCTAAAGTATTATCAAGAACGTTAAAGAAATATATTAAAGATGGAACAGTTGTAGATGGAGAAAAATGTCCAACATGCGGAGGTAATATAATCAGAATGTCGGGTTGCTATACTTGCATGGATTGTGGATATAGTAAATGTCAATAACTGAAAATGCGCACCCAATGAATCTATATTGATTGGGTGCGCAAAGCGGTTCTGGTGGAAAATGTGAGCTTGTTTAATAACCTAAAACAAACCAACTTATACCACCCGCAGAAAATGGGTCTACATTAGCATTCTGTATTTGTATCGACAGATTTGTTTGTGTGGCATTAGTAATTATTTGAACCCAAGTATCATCAGCATTACCAACATTACCAACACCAGGAGAACTCTTTATCCACGTTGCTTGTTGATGAATACAAGCATTAGGAAAAACAACGGGAAACGAAACTGTTACAACATTTTGACTATTATATATTAATGGTGTTTCACCCCACTGCATTATCAATCCACTACCAAATGTTTGATACCCAACAGAAGAAAGTGACGCACTACCACTCAATTGATGTATGAGATTGTCGAAATTGTTAGCATTAAAATTTATAGAAGACAACGAAGTTCCTATGCATTCCGTTGGCTGAATTGTAACTGTTCCGTAATAATTGCTCATTTGTTATTATTTATCCATTATTTCAACTTCAGTGGGTATAAATTCTCTACCTCTAATTATTTTTTCCTCTGGTTCTTCTAATCCTAACATTTGTTTAATTATTTCTTCTCTGGATGCTACTATAACTTGTGTGTTATTAGTAATAGTATTTGTTGGTGATGAGGCGGGTAATGCTTTCACCATTTCTTTTTTATTAGAAAAATCCAAAGCTTTTATTTCCTTTGTCATTTCATGTTTTTTACGGAGGATGTTTAATTTATTCAGTGATTCGAGTGCTCCTGTAGTTGAAGTTATTAATGCTGCAAGTGCTGCGATTTCATCAGGGTTTTGGCCTTGTGTTATATAATCCTTTAATTCCTTTACTGAATCCAAACTTAAATCTATCAATGCACTAGATTTCTTTAATATAAAATTCGACAATTCATCTTCCGTTGGTGCTGCTGCCTCTGGTGTAATATTTGGAATTTTTGGTGGATATCCAGCAGAAAGTTGATTTAGTAAAGTATCAATATTGTCAATTTCGTCATTCATGTAAAAATACTTAATTAAATAACTTGCAAAATCAAACTATATATAATAATTATAATCATATGGAAACTATTATTAATACAATTCAAGGAACCTTCATCGTCCCAAAAGAAAAAGAATCAGCACTTATAAACTGGCTACAAGCTAATGCGATTCGTCAAGGTTCTCAAAGAGTAGAAGAAGGTAATAATTATAACGGAACGCAATTAATTCACGATTAATTTGATTTTTGGTAATTTTGATATATAATTTCTTTATATGTTGAAATCTGATGAATTTAAAAATCTGTGGTGTGAAAAATATCGACCAAAACAATTTAGTGATTTAATTCTAAGTCCTGAAGATAAGGAATATTTTCAATCTCTAAAAGACAAACAAGAAATACCGCATTTATTGTTTGTTGGTCCTGCGGGTGTTGGTAAAACTGCATCTAGCAAAATTATCGTCACTGATATTTTAGATTGTCAATATCTTTATATCAATGCTTCTGATGAAAACGGTATTGATACTATCCGTAATAAAGTCAATGGATTTGCACAAACGAAATCTATGGATGGTAAAATGAAAGTTGTATTGTTAGATGAGGCCGATGCTCTTTCAAATTCTGCTATGGACGCTTTAAGAAACGTTATTGAAGAGTTTGCTAAGAATTGTAGGTTTATTTTCACTGGAAACTACTTACATAAAATCAGCGCACCTATCAAATCGCGTTGCACACCAATAAATCTACTTCCTCCTATTAAAGAAATTGGCGAGCGGGTATTTCACATTTTAACAGAAGAAAAAATCAAAGTTCCAGAAGAAGAACGCCATAAATTAATCAAACTGATCAAAGATAATTACCCTGACATAAGAAGTATTATTGGAAGACTCCAACAATATTCACATACTGGTATCTTGTGTATTAAAGATATTTCATCTAAAACTATTGCAAAGATAATATGCGATAAAATAGTAAAGAAAGAAGACATGTTTAAAATTAGAGAATATGTTATCGAACGAGAAGCAGAATTTTCTACTAACTATTTAAATTTACTAAAAGAAATGTTTGAAGTTTGGTATAAAGACTCTACATTAAACACTGATGATAAAACAAATAAGTTATTACAATTATCGGAAGGTATGTATAGAGATGCAATTGTGATAGACAAAGAAATTAATTGGTTCTCTACTTGTTTGAAGCTATAATTATTAATATGGCGAATTATTTTACAAATATTATTAATGAAGATGGATTATTTGTTGGTATAATTTATGATGCAGCAACAACACAGGAAGTAAAAAGAACGGAAAAACTCACTAATAAGAATGATGTTGTGTTGTTGGTGCATGAATATCTAGCATCACTTTCTAAAGCTAAAAATAATATTAAATCTAGTTCATTGCGTTTTAATAATCCAACAACACCACAGCCTAATAAATGTAAGGTTTGTTAAATGTCTCCTTCGTCTTTTGGTATTGCAGTAAAGTTATGAATTTTAACAGCAGTGATATCGTTGTAATATGATGTTCCCTCGAAGATATGTTTAACATCAATAACAAAATATTGACCTAATAGTTTATCATCAAAAGTAGAATCAGGATCAGCACCATTTAGTTTATCAATACCGATAAAAACTCCTGTATTTCTTAATGTTAATCCTGTAACTCTAAAATTGATACCAGTATTTAAAAATATACCAAGTTTTAATAGATTTTGTATACCATAAGATTGCCTAATTCCATCTTCATCAATACCTCCATATAAACAAGAAGTTGGATTCATATTAGATAATCCCTTTGTTCTATTAAGATTTATCAAAAAATAATCTTCTTCACTTCCCGTTCCGTTATAAGATGCTTTATATAAATTCTTGATATATTTTTGTGCAATAAATCTTCTTGATGTTTCTACTCTATTCTCTAACAAATCCAATTTAAACATTCCTGTTTTCACGTCTGTACTATGAACAGGAGTAGTTTTAAATAATCGAGAATTTACATCACCCGACATATCCAATATGGTATATTTCAATATTTCGCTATATCCTTTTAGTTTAAAGTCTTTTTTTGCATTATTTGCTTTATTGACTGGAGCACGAACTGGATATACTTTCGCAGAATTTTTAGGATTTGTGCTATTTGTTAATGTATCAGAAACAAAAAAATGTTCTCGTTGAAAATCCCCAGGAGTATCACCAGTATTTCCCGCTTTCTCAAAATATTTACTCATAGGTATTAAAGATACCTTACCTAGATACATAGGTTGAGACTCCGAAGTTATGTTCATACCTCCAGTATTTCTATCTCTTCCATTGGATAATATACAAAAATCATGAATGTTTGCGCTTCCAGATTTAGGTTTACCAGATACTGATCCTATTTCTCCTTCGGTAAAAGCTACAGTGTCTGTTATTACACTAGTATGGTGAGATAGTGCATATTCTAAATCATCGGATGCCATAGAATCCGCAGTTGATGTATAAAATAATTTATCTGATCCATCATCCCACATATCACGTTCTTCGATTTTTGGCAATGCCTCTTGTAGTCCTGATAATCTAAACAAATCACGAATTATCCATCCAGTAGCCTTTTTTCCATCCGGTCTACTATTTGGTGCTTCATTTTCTGACGCCATATAACTAGAGTATAATAAATTTGTAGTTTTTAACTTTTGATATTTATAATCAACTAAATATAATTTTTTACATTTATTGGTTTGTGATGTTGGCATACCTTCCATACCTACTGGACTATCTATA